AGAGATCGTTTGGCCTCAGAAATTCCTTTTCTGAATTCTGTGGTGTCCAATCCAAGTTGTGCACCTAGTCCAGCAATTATCTGTGCCATTATGTTCCCTCAAAAAGACTCGATGGGGCATTTGGAGCCATCGCCATGAAAGCCAAAAGCCTTTGATTTGTCAGCTCTTTTCGATCCTCATCAGTCATTGGATAAAGATACTCAAAAGCCTTTGGAATTATATCCTCGAGTGTATAGGGGGACTTGCCTTTGGGCAAGATTTTATTGAATTGACCAGCCGTTAATGTACCCAAAACCTCCAAAATCCCACGATTGCCAATCAATCCATCGGCATACATAACCGCAATGTCAGTGAATGTGCCCTCGTCAATTGCTGCTGGATCGGCCCCATGGGCCGTTAAATAGGCTTTGACTTGCCTTCTGACCGATCCAGTTATTTTCCCTTTGTGGCCGTGTAATTGGGGGAAATGGTAGCGTTAATGTAGTCCAGCAGCTCCAGCTGCACACTGAATGGGAACAATTCCTCGATGTCTGCATATGTGATGGTGTTCATGTCAAAGTCTTTATTCTCTGGCACCAACATTTTGAAAGCCTCAACCATTCTGTTTTCGGTCAAAACCTTGTTCCTAGTAGTTTCCCTAATGGATCGATCTTTGATCAAAACATCATTTTCAACATATTTGACATCAGGATCATTCTCATATTTGGCCCGATTCTCAAGAAATTCTTTGGCCATGTCCTGATAGTATTTTTCTGCTTTGTCTTCATCGACCACTTTGGCTCGTTCAAACATCGCCTCAGTTTCAACTGTCAAAGGCACTTTTACTTTGAATGTGTGACCGCCAAATTTGAATGATCTGATTCTGAGTGAGTCTTTTTGCTCCATGAATTTGGAGCCAAATGCGTTTGCAAGATTTGTCATGTTTTATTTTCCCATTCCCATGTGTTTTGATTTGTATTTTAAAAGTGCATCTTTCAAATCGATCGCCAATGAATTGGTGACTTGAATTGCATTGCTTTCCAATGCTGGCCGAATGAATGGCATTCCCTCGCCCTTCAACCATCTGGCAGTGCCAAATTCAATGGCAAATGCCCTGGCATCACTGACCATGTGTTCTCTTAATTTGGTTTTTTTGTTTTTGTATGTTTTGCTCAAACGCCTTTTTTGACCTTCAACGTCTGGCTCAAATTTTCTGCCTGGTGCGACTGTGACTCGAGCAATCATCACCAGTGTATCTGTTGAATATCTTGATCGCTTATCTCTAGCCGTTGGTTTCCTTGCCTCAACTTGCAAAGAGTCCAACAATTGGCCAGTCTCAATATTATCGTGAACTCTTAAAAAGTTTTGAGCTGAATGCAGCACTGGTAGCATTGCCTCTCGACACGCATTTCTCAAAATGTTTTTTGCATCTTTTTCACCAAAATCATCAGTGATCTGATCGAGCAATTCCTCGAATTCCTTGAATCCAGACCATTCGATTTTGATGTCTGTGGCCATTTAATTCAATTTTCCGATAATGATTTTCTTGAAAATTAAAGAATTAAGCTGCAGCACATAATCGACCACTTCCTCTGGTGTCATCGAGCTGGCATGGTTTTTTGCAATGTCAAAGGCCAAATTGATGCCTGTGATTTTCTGTTGAGAAAAGCCAAACCAGTCTTTTTTACCAGACTCGGCTTGGCTTACTAGGTATCCCAAAAGATCATTGCTATTTTGTATTATTGTCATTTTGTCGTGTTTTGTTTAAGTGTTGTTGGACCAGCCGTATTGGTTGCCCCTGGGATGCACTGTAAATTTGCACTTTGCCTCGGCATTTGGTGCAGCATCAACTGTGAATTCAGAAACACGACCAGTGAAAGCATAAGCCACTGTGTTTGCGCCTGATGTGGCAGCAATCACAAAAGTGCGATCAATGATGCCTGAATATGCATCAGCTCTGATCAACAAAAGGCCAGCATCAGCTGGATTCCAAGCTGCAGTGATTGTCAATGATGTAGGCTTGGATTGTGTGGGAATAATGTCCGATTGACGAGCACCAGCCACTGCAAATGATGCTGATGCATCATCTTGGCCAAATGCTGGGATTGCCTCGACATTGAGCTGCTCACCAGCAGAGCCAGTGCCATTGGCTGCAGTGCCAACAATGTTTGCAACTTCAGCAGTCCATGTGGACAATTGAGTCAATGTGAGTGGTGTGGGTGTTGCACCTGTTTGGCACCAGAGTGATGCACTAAAGCCAGGTAAGACTTGATTGGGTAATGCCATGATTAAATCCTTTGAGAAAAATTAAACAACTTGTTTTGTTTTATCAACATGGGATGTCCATCCGACAATCCAAGATTATTTGGTGCAATTTTACTTGATCATCATATGTGTTGTATAGCATAGAAATGTCAATTTTCGACACATACACACCAGCAAATGAGCCTTTCACGCCCAAAAATCCATTATACCCATGCAAAGCCTGAGTGATCGTATTGGACAAACCAAAGCAATCATTCATGTTTTGTGCAAATATCGAGCATTGAAAAATTGGTGTATCAATGCCTTTGTTTGCCTGATTCACGCCAGTGTAGACTGGCTGGTGTACATTCCGCAGCTGCCAAGTCACAAAACTTGGCTCTGCAGCAAAATTCCTGTTGAAATTTGCGTACACTGGAACTGGTGACACTGCAGCAGCCAAACCATTTTGAATGGCTTGGGCATAATTGACAATGTTTTGCTGGACTGTCATACGCTTACCGCTGGGTCGTTTCTATAGCATAAGAATGACACATTCATGCGGTCATTGGATTCCATCACATCATTGATCCGATAATCTTGGCCACGCCAAGTGATCGAATACAGATTTTGATGCTCAGACATTTGCAATGTATTGGGTGTGAAATTCAATACAAATTTGACGTTTTTTGTGTACGTCCGATCATCCTTGCCAATTTGCGCTGCGTCCCTTACGTCTTGAACCAATGCTCGAGTCTGAAACCACAATGTGATGGTTGTGGTTTGTTGGCCAATCGTGTCCACACTATTGGTGACATTGTTGACATTGATCTGCTCAAAACGTGCAATTGCCATTTATAGCACCAATGGTTTATAGGGTCTGAGCAATGCAGCTGCGCCCATGGGAATCTCTTTCAGATTCGTTGATGTGGTGTTTGATCTGTTGTTATACAAATGCGTGAGAATCATCAATCCAGCTTGCTGGATCACTGGATAGGCAGCATATGTGCTAGCTGCAGTTGTGTAAACTGCAACAATCGGATTTGTAATCGCTTGATTGACTTCACTTGGAATGCCATTGCAAATAATCTTATTTCCAGTTGGATCATAAAAATAAGTGCTGGCATCCATCACAGTGAAAACTGGTGGTGTGCTGGAGTCCCAATAGCCCACAGAATTGATTGTCACGCCAGTTGAACCCTGAGTGACCTCTGGCAAATCCAAACACGCCTGAGTGCCGCTTTCGCCATTGTATGCGCCATAATAAACACGATACTGGATGGGAAATATGCTCATGCCCAAAAAGTCTTCCACCATCATTCTGGTGGCCAGCTCTAAACTAGACAAATAATCGTCTTGTGACTCATCACCAAACAAATTTAATTGATTGGTGATTTGAGTCAATGTTAACCATGAAGTTGAAACATCTCGAGTGAGCTGCTCAACTTTTTCATAAGAAAATGGATTCCTATTTGTTCCCAAATAGGGGCCATTGGTGTAACTGTCCAGAGCCATTTTGAGCCTTTAAGTTGAAAGTCTCACGCCACCAAATACATCTCGAATTGTGCTGCAAACACGCTTTTCAGCAAAGAGTGTCAAAAAGCCTGGTGCAGTTTGCTCAAACCACTGGAATGACATTTCTTCATTGTCCACAATGGTCATAAATCTGCCCCAAGCTGCCAAATAAACTGGCAGTTTGCCTGAACCAATTTGATCCATGTATGTATTGGGAATCACTGGATGGCCAAAGATATTGCCAATTGAATATCCATCTTTATCACCGATTTCCAAGAATAATGGCATTCCTGATGAATCCCTCAAAACTCTCAAATAATCAATTGTGCTGGGATGCATCATCCATGCACAAGTAGGGTCATTGTAGTATTGTGGGGGCAATGCAGCATTCAATGCTGCAATGTCGTTGTAATCAATGGCACCGCCAGTGGTTGCAGTCACTGTCAATACTGTGTGAATTCCATTTGTGATGGCTGAACCATTTGTGCCAA